ATAAAGTCTGCGGCATCGTTAAAGGTTTGGGTGTTAACTTTGCTAGCCGCTAAGCCTTTGCCGTAATCCGCATTGGTTAAATAATCGTAAGTACACAAGGCTAAATTGTCGCTATATTTAACTTGATTATCACGCGGATCTAATACTTTTAATCCTTTAATATCGGCCGCAATACTTGGCTCGCCGCGCCACCAATCAATTTTTTTATTCTGGGTTAAGCGTACATAGGCATAGGCAACATTCTTTAACTTAGCTGTGCTTTTCCACCGGCTAAATTCAGCGGCTAATTCTGTGCAATAGGTTTGATTTTCGCTGCCAACAAACGTTTTAATGTAATAACGCTCGTTGTCTATTTGACCTTGAGGAATGTCGTTAAAATACAACTGGCCTATCTCTTCAATTTCACCGACACAAAAAACACAAATAAAATGCAAATATTCGTTAACTACACCACCACTTTTATCCGTTGTGACTTTAAGTACTTTCACACAGGGTGATTTTTTCATAAAACCATAGATGATTGGCACGCCTTGATTAGTGCCTTTTTTCTCAATATTTATGCCCTGGGGTTTAGGCTCGCTTGGGGTAAACCATCCTTTAATTTGTTTCCACTTTTTAGATAACCAGCCCATTATTTAGCGCCCCATTTGTATTCTTTGCCCGATTCTGCGGCAAAATCAAAACCAGTATCACCCGGTGCAAAACGTTGTAAACTCGCCGGAGTGGTCCGTATGCCGCCTTTTTGTTTCCAGTTAGCAAACTCACTTGATATTTTTTGTTTGATGGTGGCTTTGCCTTTGGTGGGATCGTCGGTAATGCTTGGTGCACCATTGATTATCATAGATGACATAGGGATTGGTGTGCCGGCTATTGAATAGTCGCTATTTAAAATTGCCAGGCTAATGTCAACATCACGGCCATGCTGTGGCGTGCCAAGCAATATCGCGACTAATGATGGGTCTACTGCATCAAGGGTTAAATCAATATTTGATACACGGATATCAATATCTTGTTTTAGTTTACCCAAGTTAAGTAACTGGCCATTACCTAAGTAGGTATTGGTGTTATAAGTAATATCAAAAGCGGTATTACTTAAGTAAACATTGCTAGGGGTACCATCACCCGTAACAAACGCAAGCTTAATTAAAATAGCGCGTAAGTGGTCAGTTTTAAGGGCAGCTAACGTGTCAGCATGAAGCGTTCGCATACTAAAAAGCCTCGATTATTTTAAGTTTAAGTTTAGCTTTATTGTTCTTTTTACTTTTTAACGCTGAAATATCACCTTTATTACGTACGGTAAATTTAAGGTTATTCACGTTAACTAATTCATTAAGAGCCACTGATTTAATTAATGGCGGATAAAGTATGACCGTGCTCCCATTTACATCAGCAACTTGGTAAACCTTGCTATGGCTAATAAACTGTAAAAAATCACCAATGGCAGCTGAAAAGTTTGCTAATACAACATCAGTTGTACCAACAGCATAAGCACTACTCGCTTTAACTGTGCCAGTGACAGTGCCATTGGCCATATCAACAAGAGGTACTTGTAATTCAAAAGGTTCATGCTGACCAACGGCATTTAAAAAAGCAGACAAAGCACGTGCTGTTGCCATGTTATGCCAAGCAGTTGTAAGCTCAAATTCAAAGCGTTGAGCGCCAGTACTAGCCGCAATAGTTTTTAATGATTGCGCGGTGTTGATATAAGCAGGGCTATTGCTGCTTATTGAAACGTCGCTAAATTCTGTATGGGGGAATGTTTTCATTTTTTACCTTTTGTTTGCCGTTATTAAGCGGCTTCGCCACGGTCAGCTTTAGCTTGTACCATGGCGCTATAAACGGCTTCATAGTTACGTTCTATCATTTCAGCAACAACGCTTTCATCAGCATTGCCCTGGATAGTAATTGGCGAACTGATAGAAATTGAATCGCCACCATTGCCGCTATTACCACCATCAATTTCGTTTAACTGTTGTTGATTAAATACTTGGCCTTGGTTACCACCAAGTAAGTAGTTTCGGCCTTCAAAAGCAAGTACTTCAGGCTTGTTTCTCTCACCAAATTCAATAACATTGTTGTTACCAATGTAGCCACCACGCTCAAAACCAGGGGGTTGCTGTGATTTTATTTTTGATATTTGCATTACACCTTGGGCTAGCATGAGTCCCGCTGGAATTAGCCCGAACGGATAACCACCACCGTTTTGAAAAGACTGCAATACAGCACTAGGTAGCGCGATAGCCGCTTGAGCTAATGATGCAGCCTTTGCTATTTTAAAGGCTGTTTTACTTTGCCCTGACATTTGACTAGCCATTCCCTGAAGAGTGTTTGCGCCAATAAGCAATTTGTCTTTTCCCGTCGCGCGTTCAAAAGCCACTTGCTTGTTCAGCAATTCGCCATAAATACCTGTGTGTTTGTTTTGTAAATTACGTTTGGTGTCTTGGTGGTTTCGCTCTTCTTGTTGTAGCATTAAATTTCGATTACGTGCTTGCTCTAATTCTTCTTCCGTTTGCCCGGCTTTAATCTCCATTTTTACTGAGTGGAAACCGTTTAACTCAGCTAACTCAGCGGCATAACCGTCACGGCGAATTTGGTCTGCTTGTTCTCTAACATTCAGCGCTGCCTGAACTTCATCATCTATCGTTTTTTGAGCTGCTGTAGCTTTTTGTTCCGCACGTTCTTTTTCTTGTGCTAGTTTTTGATCACTTAATGCTTTTAACGCTAAATCTTTTTTAACATCAAGCTGAAGACTTAATGTGTTGTACTTTTCCTTGCTGATCAACTTAGCCGCTAGCGAGTTATCAACAATGCTTTGTTGGCGTACATAAGAGGCATTTATAACACCTTCTTTATTTAGCAGGCTTTGTTCAACGCCTGCTAAATCCTTACCTAATTTTTTATTATCGGGCGGCGTTATGTTTGATGGTTTTTTAGGCTCAGCTTCAGGCTTACCACCGCCATCTAAAAAGGCGATTTGTGTTTTTAATTTCTTTTGAAGGGCGAGTTGCTTATTGTATTTTAAGGTGGCTGTTTCTTTAGCGCTTTCAGCCCTTATTACCGTTTCTTTATAAATTTTTACTTTAACGCTCAGACCGTCTAAATCATCTTTGTAAACTTTTGCCCATTTTTTTATTGCACTCTCAGCCACATTAATCTTACTTGTCAGCTGTGATATTTCTTCTTTTTGTCCAACCAAACCACTCGTAACATCAAGTAAGCCATCTTGTAACTTAACTGCTGACAGTGTTTTATATTTTTTAGTTAAATGCTCTACATCAACAGCTAAACTTTTGGTTTTACTCGATGCTTCATCGCTGCTGGTTGCATACGAGTACAAGGCAAAACCAGCTAACATAATAACACCCGCAGGACCGCCTAATAATGCCATTGCGCCTGACAATGCCCGCGTAGTAATTGATGCAGCTCTGGTTGCGACAGTTAGAGCGGTTCTCGAAGCAATTAATGCCCGTTCAGTTGCCATAACTTGACCATTAGCAATAGCCAAATTGTTAGTGGCTCTGATTCTGGCAATGGTTGAGGATGTCATAGCTAATGAAATTGAGGCGACGGCTCGCTCGGACACCGCTCTAGCGTTAGCGGATATAGCCAGGTTCATTTCGGATCTTGCTGTTGCTACGTTTGCATTTAGTACGGCAGTGTTAGCCACAACAGCACTACGCATTGCCACTGTTTTAGCATAAAGAGCATTAGTTGCATGACCAGCAGCTATAACAAGACCGCCGCTAAATAAAGTATTGATTTTTTCGACATGCTGAGCAAGAAAATTTAAACTTGAGGCCGTTCCCCTAACGGTATCCTCCATTACATTACCAGCACCACCATCACTAATTTTTAATAAAAACTGATCCCATGAATCACCCATATTAGACACGGCACCGTCATAGGTTGCGGCTTGGCGTTCCATTGCGCCACCAAATTCGTTCTTACCTAAGTTTTGTAAGTACTGCTCAATGGCTGCGGCATTATTGGCAACTTCTGTTTTATTTTTTCTAAAGGTAAAGGCAATGGTGTCGCCTTGGTTTTTCGCTTTTATACCGAATTCTTTTAATCGTTCAAACTCAGATACGCTTGCATCAGCAACCGCCTCAATAAATTGATCTAAACTTTTACCCATGGCACTAGCCGTGTTGCCATAACTATTTAATGCGGCTTCCGTAGGATCTAAACCAAGATTTTTTAATTTAATAAATGCTTGTATTGATTCTTTAACTGAATAAGGTGTGGATGCTGCAAACTTCTGTAGTCGTTCAAAGGCATCAGCCGCTTTCTCTTTACTGCCAGTTGCTGTCTCTAGTGTTGCTCGTAGTACTTGAAAGGTTCGAGTAGTTTGACTTAACTCACTTATCAATAGCCCGGCACTAACTCCTGCAAACATGCCACTAAGCCCCCGAGTTACTGACTGGGCTACTCGGTTAGTAGCGATAAGATTATGGTTAGTATTGTCTAATGCGGCACTTAATTGTCGTGTCTGACCAGCTGTGCGCTGAGTGCTATTACCAAAACCCTCAACTAAGCGCGTGTTTTGTTGTACTTCAGGTCGAAACCTCCCGTTTCTTACGTCAAAAACAATACCTAGCCTTAAATCACTCATACTTCAACCTTGTTTATTACGCTAGCAGCGGCTTTGCTCATCTTCCGTAAACCGCTAAATTCGTCTTTGGTATAATTGCGTTCACTCATTTCGCTTTCTGTTTTTACTTGCACTAAATCAAGCCCTAAACAAGCGCCGTCGTGTCGGTAGCGCATGAGATCACATGTTTCATTAAACCAAACCACTATTGGCCAATTCATCGGTAATATTTCAATCACTTGGTCTTGCTTTAATTCGTCAATAAGGTGTTGCGGTGCGCCATGTTGTTCCATTTCATTAAGCGTTTTATTTTCAATTAAGCTTGGAGCAGCCCATCCTTTTGCTGCTTCAATGAGTTTTTTGACGGTGCGCCTGATACGGCATGCATATAACCGTTAATTAATGCTGCACGTACAAAAGGCACTTGAAAAAACGCATCGGTATTTTTTTTAGTAAAAGGTAGGTCTTTATTGTTGGTACCTAAAATTTCTTGCCAACCTTTAACTAAGCTATTTAGTAAAATGATATCGCCTTGTTGTGCCAGTTCATCAAACTTATCCTGGCTGACTAACTCAAATTGAATTTGGCATTGATGCTCGATAACTGCGCCGCCATCAGCTGGCTCATTAATGGTGACTGGCCACCAAACAATATTTGATTTTTTAAGTTTAAACATAGAATTCTCTATAAAATTAAAGGCTGTTTAAACAGCCATAAAAAGGGATTAAGGTGGCATCCTTGCCAAAGAAATCCGACTCCAGCGAAGCTACGCCTTCAACGCCTTTGATTACTTTAAGTTAAGGTCAATTTAATTTCGTCATTACCAGCAGTGGTTGGAATTAGGATCAAGTCCATGTCTAAACTGGTGGTGCCTTCGTTATCACCGTATTTAGGTGGCTTAACTTGCACTTTCGGGCAGTCAACTTTACAAATAAGACCTGCTGTTTGACCATTTTGAATAGAGAGCGCACCGGTGACTGAATTTTTAGCCTCGCTGAAAAAGTCTTTAACCGATAAATCAGGTGCTTCAATGCTGACTGAGCCATTGGCTTTACGCTCATTAATTTCAACACTTTGTGTGGTAAGAGTTTCAATAAACTTCACGTCTTGACCAACATCTAAGGACAATTTGTAAGGTTTTGCTGCAAAGCCATTAAGCATAAAACCTGAAGTACGACCTGCACCTGTTGGTGTTGGTTTTTGCCATAAGCTCCAATCAGGCGTAACAGGTGCCACTTCAGTTGGGTCAACCCATAAACCGATAAAGCTAAACTCTAAATATGGAATGCCTTTTTCTAAGGTTATTTTGACATTGCCGCGCGCGCCTTTCATGGCATGAAGGTTTTTACCCATATTGAAATAAAGCGTGGCACTTTCGTAATTACTGGCGGCTAAATCATATTCAACAGAAGTCAGCGCAGTAATCGTTTCAGCAAGTCCACAAGCGCGCACTAATGGCCCCCATGCTGGAGCGATAGCAACGGTGCCACTGCCTTGTAATTCAATTTTAAAGCTAATAAGCACATGCTCACCGCTGATAATAGATTCATCTGCGCCCAAATACGGTTTAACTAAACCACGTTCTAAGGCTTCCGCTTCAAGCGGGGTTAGCTCAACGTCTTTGGCTAAAATGGCATTAACTGCACCCGGTGAAGAATCTACGCCATAAGTGGCTTCAATTTTTGCGAGTAATAATTTTTCACTAAATCTCATGGTTAGCGTCCTTATTTAGCCGGTGTTTTTTTAGTTGTAGATTTAGTTTCAACAACTTTTTCTTGTTGCTCAAAACCCGTTATTTCTTGATGTTTGGTTTGCTCAACCAAGGTGGTTTTTCCCGTTTCAGGGTCTTTGGTGTAGCTGCCGCCTTGGCGTTTGTTTAATGGGGTTGGTTTGCTCATTGGCTTGCCTCTTCAAAATGTTCAGTTGAAAATTGTTCTAATTTCCACAATGCATGGTCGTTAGCACCAATGGTTCTTGATGCATCAAGTAACAAAGCGCTATGCTCTGACGTTGGCTGGAAACCAAAAAGTTGTTTACGCGCTTCTTTTACAACCGCGTCAACAGAGCTTAGGGCTTTACTACCTGTTATATCGTTAACTTTACTTACGCCAATCACTACGCCAATAATAGTTTTTACATGCTGTAATGGCGTACCCATATCACGTGTGTTACCACTGGGCTTGCGGCTAATTTCAATCACATACGCAACGGGTGATCTGTTTAACTTACTTTTTAACACTGCGCCTAAATCAACACCTTCTTCAACAACGTTAAACAGGTTTTTACCCTTTGATTTAGCCAGAGCAAGTTTGTTAATAATTGGGTTAATCATCAGATGAAACTCGTTGAGTTATCGCGACTGAACACGCTACCTGCGCTTTGCATTTCAGCTAAATCAGTTGTGGCTACTTCACTGTCTTGGCTGTTAGTGCCAATAGTAATTTCGCCTTTATTTACTGCTTTTAAAAACTTAATGGCGTTGTTATAGCGTTCAGTAATATGGTCGGTGGGCGCATCATCATACAAACGATAACGAGCAATATCGCAAGCAAGCGGCTTAAGTGACTTGGGCAAAGTGTCAGCGGTAAAATTAAAACGTGATAAATACGCGTCCATTTCAGTGCTAGCATCTTCAATCGCGCGGTTAAGTACGTCATCATTAATGATGCCTAGACTGTCACGATCAGTAAGTTGAATTAATTCATTTAAACTGTAGCGGTCAATCAAACCTTGCTTGCTGCAATACAACATGTTTATTCGCCTGTTTCGTCAGTTGCTGAATCAAGTGAGCTCACAACCACATTGTCTTGATACCAAGCCCAAGCAGCATCTCGCTCTGCAGCTGTAGGAGTGATATCTTCACTGTTAATAGTCATTTTTAGATGTTCACAATTAGGCTTTTTCGTTAATGGCGCTTCATTATTTAAGTCGTCAATAACAGCGATAAAATGGTGAAGTTCTATAGGGGCTGAACTGCAATCAAATCCAAACGTTCTTTCTCCAACACCGGCCAAATCAGCAAGCGCGTCTTCATGAGTAATGACAGGGGGGTTAGCAATTTCTATTTCAAGTAGCGTTATGGTTTCTTCTTGACCCAAGCTTAATTTTGTTAGTGCCGTCACCTGATTTTTTAAGGTGGCATTTTCAGCAAGCAACTTCGCAAACATTTCTTTGGTATAAGCCATTGTTGAGTCGCTTTGAGTGTCACTTGCTGATTCAGCAACAACGGTTAGATTTTCATCATCAACTAACAACTGTATTTGTTCTTCGGTAGCTTGTAGTTCGTTTTCACCTTTTGTTAAAGCAAAACCTGCTCGTCGGTAACCTGTGGGCATAGCGCATAATACTGCTACGGCAAGTAACGTTAATTTAGTCATTTTTATAGTCTCAGTTCATTTTCAAAAGAAGGTTAAAAAAAGCCACCACAATATCTGGTGGCTAAACACTCAGGGAAAGTTAACTATTAACCTGCGCCAGTTGAGCCAACAGACAGTTGCCATAAGGTGTAACCTGCAGATGCTCGCGCTTCTGCACCAAACTTGAGTTTTTTCTTACTAAACACGTCATCGCTGTTTAAGTCGGTTTGACTAACAAACACAGGCGCTTTACGGTTTTGGTACAAGAAAGGTTTGATAGGACGCGTAGTACAATGCAGCATCCATTGGGTGTTACTGGTTAGCCCAGGGTTAACAATAATATTAGTGATTTGTCCGAAGTAAGGATTAATCGAATTATCAGCAAATTTGTCACTCGTTGCCAACATACGAGCAGCAGTGGCAAGCGTTGTTGGTACTTCTAACGTGTCAGGCACAATTTTTAATTTACGGCCATGTTCATCTTTATGGCCAGACATCATAATAATTGCCGCACCTAATGACGCATCAGCAGCCGCTAAACTTGCCCAACTTAAAGTAGCGGTTAACTTGTTAGATATGCTTTCATCTTCTTGGGTTTCAGGGTTGTAAACGGGGTGATCCGTATCGTAGAAAAACTGACCGTCGTAACACAAAGTGATAAACGCTTTATCTTTGGCCATGTTAATCAAGTCATCAGGCAACTCTTTAGCCGCTTGACCACCATCACGGGCTTGAATGGAGTATTGACCCATTTTGTCGTCGTCAATGTCATTGCGATCAACTTCAATGGTTACTTCAAAGTCTTCATTGGTTAATGAGTACTTTGATGCAGATAAACGATTAAGTACTTTTTCACCAATCCACTTGCGCATACGAGGAAAGTTGCCAAACCAAGTATAATCTTCAGTTTTAGTTGACGACGGCACTACCGTAGTGGTTTTTTCATATTGTGACTCGTGGGTTTCAAACGTTTTATTAAAAATCGTTTTAATTGCCACGAACGCTGCTTGAATAGCGGCTTTATTTACAATCATGCTAGTTCTCCTTCTACCCAAATGCCATTTGGTTCAATACCCATAATTCGACCGGCTAATGAACGTGTACTACCGCCATTTGTTTTGGCAACGGTTTCGTCGTCTTCCAAATAGCATTGATTAAATAAGTCGGCTTGTGCTACAGCATCACCAACACTGTTTTTTGCGAAGAACAAACGTTCGCGTCGAACTTCAACTGTTTTTGCGCCATTTGCACCTGCCGTGTTATCAACGGCTTCTTCTGCAATACCTGCGAACTTTAAACCGGCTTTAGTGGTGGCTTTGTTGGCATAGCCGCCATCAATTATCACAATGGCACCGCCATGAATTACTGCACCTGCAGCTAAGGCAAGTACAAGCAAATTACCGCCTTTTTGTAAGGTACCTTTATCTTTAATTAACGCCATTAGTCCTCTCCTTTACTGGCTTTCAGTTCAGCTTTGAATTCTTTCTGGCTAAGGCCCATGTTTTTACACATAGCTATTTGCTCAGTAGACAAGTCATCACCTTCTTTACCTTTAGGCTTTTCTTTGCCTTTGGTTTGCGTATCAGTTAACGCGGCAATAGCAATACGTGGCTCAAGCATGGCTTTTAATGCAACAGCGCCTTGGCTCTTACCGACAGTTTCTAAGTAATCACGATCGGCTTGGCCAGTAATTTTGGCGGCATTGTCTTTTAATAGCTGTTCAACTGAATTTTCATCAGTGCCATTTTTTAATGCGGCTAATTGCTGATTAACATCGTTATACGTGGCAATAGGCACAAATTTCGTCGCATCAACTTCTTTGCCACCACCTGCTTTTAAAGCAACAACACTTTGGTTAGCAGTATTTAAATCTTTTTCTAGTTGGCCAGATTTATCGGCTTTGGTTTTTAACGCAGCAATAGCGGTTGAAGCTAAATCTTGAAGTTTTTTTAGTGCTACCGCATTAGATAAATCGTCATCTGTATGCGCAATACCAAGTAAACCAAGCATTAATTTAAATGCTTCATTCATAGTGTCTTCTCCTGGAGTGGTGTGATTAGTTAAATTAGGTGGATTGGTTTTTGCTTTTAATGCGGCAATTGCTTTCATGCCATCAACCGCAGGGTCATTGGTTAACGCTACGTGCATTAAATTGGTGGGGCGGCCTGTTAGTGTGTCGTAGGCGAATACGGCAGAGGTATAACGATATTCTTTGTCGTCTATTGCTTTTTGGCCGTCAGGTGTAAAGTCAACATTTAGGGCATATAACCCTTCGCCTTCAACGTATTCAAAATCGTCAAACCACGCAGCTGCAGGTGCAGGCTGACCGTTTTCTTCGGTGTGCATAGTTTGATGTTCGTAATCAAAATGATAGTCGTTTGACCGCAGGGCAGCGTTGGCTTTTAAAATGGCAAAGGCTTCGCTGTCCATTAGCCACTTGCCGCCTTCAACATCGTCAGGACGTCCGTCTTTAGAAGAGAAGTAACCACTGGGTAATAATTGCACTCGATTGTTTTTAACATTATCAAGTGAGCCAACAGAAAAACTTAACACTGCTAAGGCCGTGTTATTTTTATTAGTTAATGTCGCTATAGCGACTTTTGATTTTTTAAATTTCATGCAGCCAGAATGGCAGCATGTGGGATTGCTTTATAATAACTTGTATTAGTAAATTTTAATTACATGGGGAAAGGTAAAAGAGGGGTTTTAACGAGCATTGGTAAATTACAAGCAAACCACGTTAGCCATGTGATTTATGAAACGTTTATGAATTATTTAAAGCCACTTAACCGAGTTAAACGCCTCATTACAACCAAAACACCTAAACATGGCTTAAAATACGTTTTAGGTGCTAACAAGGTGAGAACGTAATATATCTAATATTTCCACTTCGTCTGAATCACTTACACCTAAAAATTGACGCGCTGGAATGTTCGCTCTCTCTCTGCCAAATTGATGTGTTGCGGCATATTCCATATTTGAGCCAAACATTAATTGATTGCCATTTAGTTGGTAATTTAACAAATCAGCCAAGGTGCCATAGCCTCGTAGTATTTTGTCAGACTGGCCAGATAAACTTTTATTCTCAATGGTGTTAATACTTAGCGGCTCCCATGATTGACCATCAGGGCTAAGTTCTCTGCTCATACGGTTTTGAGTCGATTCAAGCATGTGCTCGCCAATTTCTCTAAGCGCTGGGCTTAAATCATCTGATTGGCTAAGTAAACGATTTAATGCTCTGGCTATGGCTTCTTCGCCCAGTAAATCAACGCTAACAAAAGAGCCAGCCATTAAAGGCCAGCCATTAAATCAATGTCGGCTTGGGTTTGCGCTAACGCATGAAGGCTTGAGTAAATTTCAGCAAACAAGGTTTGTTCATCCGCTGAAGATTTAGCGTCAAGTACTTCAACTTGTGCAACTTTATCGCTAAAGCTAAGCGTAGTGTTATTTATTACTAATACTGCTGCATTGGCATTATCACGGCTTGTTGATTTCTGCCTTAGTTTTTCTAACATTGTCGTAGCCATTAAAATGCTGCCTCTAATAATTTATCAAAATATACCGCTATGCCTTCGTCCCACTTTGCTAATGCATCACGGTTAAGTAACCACATAGCAAAATGCTCAGCGTGCCATTCAAAGTCATTACTTAAACTGTATTGAGTAACACCATGTCCATAAGGCACTGGCATGCGTGGTTTACCTGCTTTGTAATGTACTTGATGGCCTATCTCATGTAACCAAGTAACTAATGCGCCACCGTTGTCACCACTTTCGCTAGCTGTTCTAACAATATGAGAAAGTGACCATTGCTTGTTTCCTTCACGCATTAATAATATAGCATTTTCTACCGCTTCTGCTAAGTCGTCAAATTGAACTTTGTTAAATCGGGTATCTGATTTGACTTTAACAACCACATGATTTTTATTACGCCAGGTAAAACCGTTGGTTCTGCTCGCATTACGCGTGGTAAAATAGCTATGCGTAGCACTACCCATGTTTAAATACGGCTGAACTTGTGGCGCTAAGTTACGTGATGCTTTGGTTTTAGCGCCCATTTGTGCTTGTTTGAGAAACAAGGTTTTAATGTCGTGTTTATCTAAAAATTGACCAAGCTGGTTCAAGCGTTCTTTAGCCGGTGTAAACTCAGCTAGCTTTTTATTCAAGCTGTGAACATCTGCACCGGGCACGCTACTAAATGCTGTAGGCGCTATACGCGGCGGTGGCGTAAAAGTCTCCGCTTTCTTTTTTGCTTGTTGCGCTAAATTTTTATTAATTGTTTGCTTTTGTGGAGCATAGTCAAAGCTTGGATCAATACCTTTGGGGATCACATGTTCTTCACCCGTGACTTTATCAACCCATGCTTTAGTGCCATCATTAGGCGCTTTGCTAATGTTTAAATTTTTACGGTTTACATAGGCTTGGCTTCGACCACGAACTTTGCACTTACAGCCCCAGCCGTTCTGTGGGAAATGTGTTTGCCACCACTCATCACTTTTGGGTAAAAGTAAACTATGCCAGGATAAATGCATTGGCCTTGGGTGAATACTATCGCCGTGTTGATATTCCCAATAGGCAAAGTGCTGAAGCTGCTCGTATCGGCCAGCATTATAGCTTTGACGCATGTTGGTATCGTAAATAATACGACTACGCCAAGCGCTTGAGCCAGTATGTTCCCAGCCGTGCTTTGCACGTATTTGTTTAAAGTTTGTTTTAAGCCAACCGATTGACTTACCTTCAGCTATCGCGCTATCAACCATTTTGCGCATGTCGTTAAGTAAATCATCTTTCATCGCACCGGCAATCATAAAGCCGTTGTTATGGCCAGCGGCCCAAACATCAGCCCAACGCTCAGTTGGTATGTTTAATTTAGCTCTAAAGAAATCAATAGACTCTTGAAAAGGCAGTGAACCATAACGGGCTTCAGGCATGCTTTATCCGTTTAGCAGTTATGTGAATATACCAACGCGGATAACGTTTAATAAATTTGGCTAGCATTACTGGCCATCCTCAACATCTGCCATACCGCCAAGCTCGCTTGCCACCAGTGCTAATTGCAGCACTTCACTGGCCTCATCAATTGATAAGTCCATGGTATTTAATTGTTCTTGTAGCTCTTCAAGTGACGTAGCGCCATTAATTAACGTTTCAATGTCATCATTAAAGCCTTGCAGTATTGGGCTAAAACCATCAGTTAATTGATGAGTAAATAAGTCAGCAGTATCTTTATTTTGTGCTTGGTCAGCTTTAGTTTTTAACGCGGCCAACTTAGTAATAGCCATGTTTTTCAGTTTGGCTTGTGGCTTAGTTTCTTTTGGTTTTTCGTCTTTTACCGCGCTAGAGAGGTCTTTTTTCTCTTCTTCTACTACAACAGCAAGCACGGCTTCACCGGGTTTAGGTAATGGGATTTGTAGCTTTTCATTTACCCAGTTCACAGGAATTTGCACACCCGTAGATACTAGCCCTGGTAAGCTGTCAGAAAACAGTTTCATGTCTTCTGCTTCAGTGGTGTCGTGAACTAAGCGGGGGCAGCGGCTAGGCTTGGTGTAGCTTCTGCAATTAAACATGTACATGGGCAACACAATATCGCGCGTTGCTGTGCTATCAATTTGAGTCAGATCACTATCACGTATTTCACCGCGCACTTCATCATGCACACTACCCAACGCATTGGTTGAGCTTTTACCATCAGCCTGGCTTGTTAATGTACCGCCTAAAATAGCCTTGCTCATGGCTTTGTCCATGAACTCCATCATGTAAGCAAACGGTTTCTCACTGCCTTTAGCGGCTTCTTCAAACTCTATTTGCATCCCTTGTGGAATAATGCCACCTGCATTGTGGCCAATACCCATTACTGCTTGTAGCAAGGTTCTTTTTTCTGTTGAGCTTGCGCCGGTTGGATATTTACCTACACGCAGCGGTAAGCCATAAATCTCATTGAACTCAGCTAAATCGCGTACAGAGTAGTTTTTAAAGATATAGGGCCATGCCAATATACGGGCTAAACCATTACGTGAAACATAACCCGATTTAGTTTTGTGAACATGCTTAACCCAACCAAATGGGTTGAGGGCTTCACCGTTGGGGGTGTTATCACGCAAACGAATATCGTTGCGATCATCTCTGTTGATCATAAACCAACTTGGGTCTTTAAAATCTATGGATTTTTGTAACCATAGTTTTTCTTCTTGGTGCCAAGTAACTTCACTATTTGAAAAGCCTTTTAAAATAGCGTCTGACATATCAAAGAAGGTGTCAGGCAAAAAGGTCATGTCTTCAAGCAGCTCTTGCAGCATGTCAGTATCGCGTATCTCTTCTTTAATGGCATTACGCGGTGGTACTAATTTCCATGGTACCGACTTCATGCACAAACGACGCTTTTGCAGCTCAGAAAACAAATGGGTGTCTTTTTCTTCAATGTCTTCTGCTAATTCACATTGGGCAATAATATCGCCTTGCTCGGCTTGCAACAAAATACCTGCCAATTTAGCCGGTGTTAACCCTTTGCTTGGATGCTCTGCATAATGGTTTTGCAAATGCGCTAACTTAACTTCATCAGTTTGCGGCGTGGTTAAGTCGTCTTTTCTTAATGGGTTGCCGAGCGTATCAACCAGCCCTTTGTAGTTAGACATGGTTACCATGCTCCTTTTTTATTACTGGGAAAATCATCGTCTTCTTCATCACGATCTTTTGGTGGTAATGGGGTGTATTCAATGACGCCGCCGTCCATCCAACTGGCACGAACGGCCATTACAAGGCCAACAGCTACGTCACCATGGCGTTGTCTGCCATCGGTGCCTTTAGTGCTACCTTTATCAATTTTAGGGACACCGTTAATAATTTTTATTTGCCCCATGTCGTCTAGAACATCTTGATGACGAGGGATTTCTAAGTTTAGATCTTCAAATTCAGCTTTTAGTTTTGGCATCCATTCCATATACCAACGCTCGGTTAGCATTACTTGCTCAACCATTTCTGTGCCATAACGCAAGGCAGCTGATTCGGCCAAGTAACCACCGTTACCCGTTGCATCAAAGGCCAAACCTTGTAAACGCGGTAAGCGATCACATAAATAAAATAATATTTCGCGTTGGGCGTCATACGTTAAGTTACTCATTTCAAGCAAGAACGGTACGCGCTTGGTTAAGTCTTTATTGATTTGCAGTGGTACGAATACCGAGAGATCACCTTTACGGGCAAAATCTTCACCGAAGGCGTGGTTTAAATCTTTATTAAGCTTGGCTAAGTGAGGTTTTAACTCGTCTTGCCATTCTTTTATTTGAACTTCTTTATGCTTTGCCGACCACTCTAAAAAGTCACTTGGGGCGGTAAAGCGAATAATGGGAATGTCTTTTTTCATGGCTTGCTCAACAAGCACACGTTTTATATAAACACCACCGCCTTGTTTAGGCACGCAAGCGTATTCTTCTAGGGCATCATCTTCTGTGGCGGTTTGGTTTAACAGAGCCGCTTTCCATATATCCTCAACTTCTTGAGTCCATGCTTTGTGACGTGTTTGGCTTATACGTTTATAAAGCCCTTCATTACACGCATCATCAAGGGTAATACGATGTACGGAGTATTCTTTTTTACCCGCACGACTGTCTTGTATAAGGGTATTGAAGAGGTTGTCTGTACCATTATGGGTGCTAATTAATCTAATTTTAGCGCCCCACATAGTTAATGCGCTGGCCGCTTTAAGTACTTCAGCTAAACGGTCATGAAAGGCGGCTTCGTCAATAGTAACGTTGCCTTGCATACCACGTAAGTTTGACGGGTTAGAGCTTAACGCTTGTATTTTGTAGCCACTGGCAAAGTTGATGGTGAAGGTAAGGATCTCTTTTCCTTCTTGCCCTTCATCTATAAATATTTCTTCTTCAATATCACCTGCGGCTTTATCAAATGCCATTGCCCACATGGCGCAAGCGTCGATAAATTCGCGCGCCATGTCTTTGGTTGAACCCACATAAAAGTGGTTGGTACCAAAGGCAACTTTACTTTTACTGGCCTCTAAAACGGCATCGGCAGCTTCTGCCCAGGTTAAGCCCGTTCGACGTGACTTTTCAGCTATTTTTAATATGGACTCGTCGGCCATCCAACGCTTTTGATAACCTAATAAAACTTCATCAGGATCAAAAGGAATAAACACGGGTAAACCAAAACGTTTCTCTGTGTTGTCACAATTGTTGATCGCTTTTTGATAGCTAGAAAGTTTTAGCTCTGGCTTAGTTTGCTTAACAACTGGTGACGGGGGCAATATCATTAGGCAAGACCTAATATTTGTTGCTTAATTAAGTTCGCACCTTCTTTGGTTAAACCTGCTTGTTTAGCGGTTGAGTCAACTTCTTCAGCTAATTCTTCAGCAAAGGCTTTACGTACTTCTTTCTCACGCTTCATATTGAGCATGGCGGCATTTTCTAAGCGGTTAAGTGCCAGGGCTAGGCTGTTAATGGTTTTAGCATCAAGCAATTTATCTGGGTCTGAATTGGCTTCCATCAGTAATTTAAAATGCTGCGTTTTGAGCATTTCAAGTAGAAGCTGTGTGGTTTCGCCCGTTGGTTTAGCACCAAACTGTGCTACCCACATTTCGGTTGATTCACGCATGGCCCGTATTTCTTGGCCTACGGTTTCCATTTCAACGCTATAGCGACTTAAGCCCGACTTACTGATTTTTTGTGTCGCAAGACCCGCTTGTTGAATAAGTTCATTGATAGCGGCAAGTATATCGGCCTGTGTATGGCTTTTATTACGCAGTAAAGCATCGAGTTCAGTTTTTAACTTTTCAGGTAATAGGTCGATTTTAGACGCCTTGCCACGCTTTTTAACTTGGCTCATTGCTTGGCTTCCATTTGTTCTAGATAGTCTTTGCGTATTTTGGGTACTTCACGACGTATGGCGGCTAAAGCTCGTTTGGCTTCAGGGTCACTTTCAAACACTTCGTTCACCCAACTTTCAGCAACAAAAGCTACACCGGGGTTAGCTTTTTCAAAAGCGGGTTTTATGCATTGCTTTTCAATTTCTGCTAAAACAAGAAATCGAGAGAAAGCCGATATAATTTTTTTTTCAGCAGCGTTATACGGTTTTGACTTAGCCATGTTAATTCCTTAGTTATGCACTTGGGCGTTTAACGCCATCTACAAAGCTTTTGCCTTGCGCTACGTCTTGGCCACGGCTAAGTAACGTGGCATTTATAATGTCACCCACTTTTTCGATAGAAACTAAACCTTGCTCGGCTAGCCAACCTAAATTAGTGCGTACTTGGTCACGGCTCATTATGTTATGAAAAGCTTCACAAGAGTCTTGGATCATACTGTCGTTACTTTTATAACCAAGTGCCTCTAACGCGCGTAAAATCGACAGGCGATGATGCTGATTTTGAATATTTTGAAGTGCCATTATTTATCCTTTTATTTCGTTTTCAACGAGCATATTTACGTGATTATTAATATTGGAAAGTAAGTCTTTCATACCGTCTACACTGCCTTTTAGCTCGCCAACCTCCTTTTCAAGACTATGAATTTCACGGCTATTGGGCAGTGCTGCAAGCTGGGTTTCTAGGGTGTTCACTTGTTTTGCTAACTTAACGTGCTCTGTCGAAGTGTTGTAAGTGTCTTCAATACTTTTAACGCGTTCCTTAAGTGCATCGTGTTCTGAGCGCTTAACAAAAAACAACACCAATACAAAAGCGATAACGGTGAATATGCTTGTAAGCACAAACTGAACAACCTTAAAGTAATCGTTATTTATCCATTCCATTGATTTATTTCCTTTTATGCTTTTGTAATGCTTCGTGATGCACTTGGCAGCCAATGCAACGTACTGCATCAACTGACTTTACGCGTTTAAGCAATATTGGTTCCCCGCAATCTAAACAACAACGAACACCATCAATGACAAGTGGTTTTTCTTTTTGCTGTTGATGATTTTGCAGGGCTTTAGAAATTGCAAGCTGCTCTAACTTGCTTGCTTGATCAAATTGGTCAGTCAAGTTAGGCGCTCCCTCTGAACTGGCTATTAATGTCTTTGCTTTTACTACCCATACTTGAGCCATAGAAAAAACCCGTAACGTCTTTACGTTCATCAAAGAATGACTTTGTTGCCATAGTTAATACCGACGTGAGCAAAGCAAGTAGTTCAGGGTTATCACGCATAAAGTACAATGCGAAAGCCTGGCAAATTAAGCAGATAGCAATATACACAGGGTTGTATTTCATAATGCGGTCTGCAATTTTATCCGCTTGTTCTGGGTGCTTGTTGTGCATGCCCCTGGCACCTTGGCGGTCTTTATACGGAGCCATGTTAATTTCGTGTTCGTTAGCCATTAACGTGGCTTTTAGCTCAGCAGCAAGCTTGGGATCATTACTTAATGCTTTTTCAATTTTAAGCGGATTACTTTCACCTGTTGCTTGGCTAGCAAAGTCGAGCACTTTACTGGCAACTTTAGCGGCATCGTTGTCACTACCACTAAGCTTGTTACTTATCCAATCGGTTATGCCAAGTGTTTTTGCTATGCCTAAAACGGCTAATACAGACATGCTTTTCTCCTAATAAATATTTTGATTATTGCCAAATGATAAGGCGTTAAGTTCAATTTTTTGGGATATTACTTTGTTTATGGCTACATCAATGTCTATGACGGTTATGCTATTCCAGCCACGTTTGAATTGGTTGGCTTGCTCAATACGCTTATAAATACACGAATAGTTAACGGGTACATTTTGTAATGCGTAGAACACTTCAGCGCGTAAACGGGCTAATTGGCCTTCTTGGTAACGTTCATGTGAGCGGGGCATAATGAGTTACCTTTATTTCAAATCAAAAATAACAACAGGCAGCTCATTGCGCAGCCGTGTGTCAAAATGCAACCACGTTTTAGTGTGCTTGGCATTTTCCATAGTGGTGATGTAGGGGAAGCGTTTAGGGTTAGCTAAAATAAAGGATTGCATTTGTTCTGGGGTAAAGTGTTTTGATTTAGGATCAAAGCCACGGCCAAACCTATGTTGGCTTAATTGTGCGCCTATGCTGCATAGAGGGTGGCGAAATCCGCTGTATTGATAACTACCAGCTAGATGCCAGTTATTAACCGTTAACGGGCCAAAGGCTTCGCGCATTGCAACGAGGGTTGCAAGTGCTTTTTCATCTAAAAACCACCAAGAATTTTCGCCAAACTGCTCAAAAGTTTGCTTATCAACAAGTTCTTCAATGATAAAGTGAGGGAGGTAATGAGCCATTTTACTAACGCCATAAACAAAACATGCCGCCATATTGGCAGCATGTGAAAAGGGTTAGAAATAACCTGTATTAGTAAATTAATCGCCGTTTAATATAGCCTTATTCATATCTTCATAAAGTTTATCTTTGGCAAGTACTGCATGATTGTATTTTACTAGGAGCGCGTTAGTGCAAGCGCCTATCTCATTTGATTTCTTGATTTGTTTTTCTAAAGAACTTATTCGTTTTATTACGTTCTTTTCTGCTCGAATTACGCTTGTAGATTTAACGCCAATTACGGCAGCAACATAGTTAACAACAGTCACCAAAATAGTAGATATGACGGGGGCTAATGTTGTATAAAGCTGAATTTCATCTAGCGATAAAGATATAACTTTACCTTGAATGATAGCAATTAGGACAGTTGAAAGGGTGCCAACCGCAGCACCACTTTGCCAAGATGGAAGGTTGTTTTTTTTCACTTAACAATCCTCCCTGAGCAATTTAATATGGCTTCAATTAAAGCGTCGTCATCTTCCGTATTAATTTTTATTTTAGATATTTTACCATTAGCCTTTTTTATTTCTAATGTTATTACTTTAGGTGGAAAGCCATAAATGATAATAGCTTTACCCAATAAAAGACAGATACGCCAGAAGAATGGAGTTAATAATATTAATCCCGCCATAGCTATTAATTGTAGGTACGCTTCTGTTTCAGACATTAGTTAGCCGTTAATTTTCTACCGCTTTCAGTTCTGTTTCGTAATACTTCTATCACCTCTCGCTTATATCGAGGAGAAGTACCATGGCGGTGTGTTTTAGTTATTTTTAGTTTAACAGCAAATAAGTCACCTTTAGAGAAATTTTCTTTATTTTTATTAATTCTCTCTAAAAATGCTTCATCCTTCATTGTTGCAGAATATGCTTGTTCGTCTCTGTGTTTCACCTTCCAACCTGATGCACCTTCGAAGTTAACACGAGTAAATCTTATGTTTATAGTTTCTGTTTCTTCAGTTACTTCATCAACAATATTGAGAGGGATTGCCGTGAAGCTCTCACTATCTTCTTGAGTTAACGTAATAACATTTTCATCATTCGCGTCTTTGACAATAAACTTTGCATTTTCGCAACCCGCAATAGGCGCTTTAATGATTTTTTCTACATTTTGTCTAAATTCTTTATTAATTACCAACTCAGCTACCTCAGTTGGTAATACATATTGACTATCATCATTAAAAACTAATTTAGATTTATTATCTGCGATTGTTTCAACTAGCTTTATTTTTCGAGATTTAATTTGCTGTATAGCACCGATAACAGTTACAGGTATAGCTGTGCTTGCTATAAAGCCCAGAATACTTAATGGGTTTATACCGTTACTATTCACGTAGGTTACAAACTCGACAACAAAAGAGCCTTCTGAGTGAGCTTTTACTTCTAAACCTAATTCCGAGCTTTCACCGTTAAGCATCTTATCTGCACTTTTAAGTGCTTTTGCGGTACTTACGATAGCGTCACCGAGCTTTCCAGCATCAATAGTATGGCCTTCTGTTTCTTTAGTATCGTACGATAGCTGAAACGTATATTTTGTTTTTGTGTTCACTTTTAATCCCTCAATTTTATTATTAGTCCTAGTAAACAAGCCTTAGCTTGCTTCTACAAAGTTATCTGCTATTTTTAATTTATACATCTAGCAAGGAGGCCAAGGATGGCAATACTCCTTTTTAACTTGAGTGTTGGCTATCTTTCAAAACATCTTCACAGTGAGCCGTTAATACAGAGCCATAGTCCTGAACCAATGTAGACATTTCAGATGAAGTAAATTTTTTATTGAATGTGTGTTGCGCCTGAGTAAATTCATCGTCGTCTCTCTTGCGAAGTACTTGAAAAAAAGATGTAACCAAATCATCCTTTTCAGAAAAAAGTCGACTCAAGCCTTCTTTAAGCTTAGGGGTATTAGTCCTATCCATTGAAATTCTTAGTTGTACACTTTCAGCGGCTATTATTTCAGAACAAACAAACAGCCTTTCTACTTCAGTTCTAGCTCCCGTTAAAGTTGTCAACCTGTCATCAGTTATTTCATTCAACGCCTTGCTATTAAAAATAACAAATAGAGAAGATATGCTAATTAATAACGCTATTAGTAATACCCAGCCAACACGATTCATTTTTAATTTCCTTATTTTAATTAACTAATTTTTTTATTTACTTCTCGTTGCGCAAGCGCATCGCTCGTCGCCTTTATTGCAGCTTGTGCTTTAGGCGAGCTGTGGCGGTAATTATCGAGTAGTATTTCTTCCTCTCTGTTCAGTGGTTTACTTTGTTGATCGGTAATTGGTGATGAACGTATGCCTGTTAGAACATAAACAGCATCAAAACCTAACTCAATCAACTTGATTAATTTATCTGATGGGATAGGTGAACCCGACTCCCAACGTGCGTAAGTAGCCTTTGAAACACCAATATCATTATATACAGCAAGTTGATTTAACTTTAAGCGGGCACGCTCTTCCTTTAAAAAACATCTCATATTTGACACTTTAGTGTTGACACGTCTCATATATGAGACATATACTAGATTTAACTTAAACAAAACCACAAACAAACCTAGCTACAACTAGGTGTAATTAAGCGAGTTTACTATGGATTATGAAACAATCAAAACCCAATTACGCAATAAAGGCTATTCAATGTCTATGATTGCCGAAGCCTTGGGCTGCACCCCTGTTAACGTTCACCAAGTTTGCAAAGGTCAAAACAATAGCTACCGCGTTGCTAAAGCGGTTGCAGCAGTGCTTGAACTTGCAGTAAACGATGTTTTCCCGACAAGCTATCGAGATATTCAAAACTTCCCCACTTCACGTCAACAACGCGTAGAGGCTCTTCAACAGCGTTTAGCTTAGTAGTTCTTGGAGTAAATAACGTTTCACGAAACTTATCAGGGGTTAAAAAATAATAATGAACATAACCACGCAAACTGCGCCATCGGCACAAGGCCACCAGCTGCAACATAGTCGGGTCTTTAGTCTCAATGGCCCAAGCAATAGTGTTGTAGCGAATATGGCTTGGCAACTTAACCAACAATTCAAACAGGCTTCTTACGGCTCCCAATTCAATATTGCTGATATCACTAATATTAGTCCGTGTATTACTCGTATTCGGTTGGTTATGCATGATGCTTGCATCCTGTGTGTTCAGTCAATGGTTAATAGCTTAGACCCACAGCTAACGGCGCGTCTAGAGCAAAACGAACTCTATTATTGGAAACGCGATCAAGGGGCAATTTCTAATGCCTAGAACAAATTGGAAATGCATTGTGCCGCACTCAATGGTTAAAGCACTTAACTTAACTAAAGAGCACGGAAAAGAGAAAAAGAGTCAAAGCGTACAGCGTATTGCCGACCGTTTAGGTATTAATGGTGACTTACTATACAAGTGGTTAGGCGATGCAAAAATGCCCGTAAATAAGGTAATAGCGTTTGAAGAGGTATGCGGCATTAACTTTGTAACGCAATATTTAGCGCATAGCCAAGGGTTTTTATTAGTACCAGTACCAACGGGTAGAAAAGCAAAACATCGAGAATTAAATGAGTTGCAATTGTTTATGACTCAAGTTGCTGCGTTGCTTATTCAATCTAGCGATGATGGCGCTAACACTGATCCCCAAAAAACGATGGATAGCATAAAATTGCTAATGGAAGATTTAGCCTTTCATTTGCGCAACGTACCTGCTGCTGATAACCCACAAGCAACGTTTAACTTGGATGAAGCTTAATGAAGAAGCGCATATGCCTAGCCATTATTGAGGTACTGATTGTATTAGTTGCTTTGGTTAGCTTTTGTTACGCACTTCATATTGAACAGGTATTAATGCAATGACTGATAAAATTATTAAACATAAATATTTCAGTGGTTCACAGCACCGCATGGGCAATGTAGTTATGTCGCTTGTAGGTATGGAAGCCAACGGTTTAACCATGGCTGAGCTTGCTGAAAAAGCCAAAGACAGTAAGTCAAACATACTTAAAACATTGCCTAACCTTGAAGCGATTGGCTGGGTAGAAAAACACCCCAGTAACAATAAAGCTTACCGCCTAACTGCCATGTTTAGCCAAATGGCCAACACCATTCAAATTGGCTTGCGAACTGCCGTGCAGCAGCTTGAGCAAGACCAACAAAACTACAACAAAATTTACTAGGAATTACCCATGTCTGAAGACAACACAAAAGTTACAGATCTATCTACAGAACAGCAAAAAGCGATTATTGATACCAAAGAAGTGTTGGCATCTAAGCAAGATGTGTTGATGGCAATTGGTCAAGTTCAAGCTTTCAACAACATAAGAAAATATGCGACCGTCGCAGAATTAGTTACTTACCGAAAAATCAAAGAATCTAAGCAATATAAGGGGTTGGTGTATGAAGATGAAAATGGAAAAAGTGCGACTGTCGCAGATATTAAGGAAGTTTGTACTATTTTTTTTGGTCGTTCATACCGAGCTATGCAAGAAGATGAACAAAACCTAACAATTTTTGGTGAAGAGTTTTTCAAATCATCAAAAAACATGGGCCTTGGTAACCGTGAACTACGTAAACTTCGTCAACTGCCTAACGAAACTCAAGACTTGATCATCAACAGTGAAAAGGTTGATTTAAACGACAAAGAAGCAGTTAAAGAATTAATTGAAGATGCTGCTTTTAAATATGCCACTGAAAAACATGAACTTGAACAACAAGTAAAAGAAGCCAACCAAACTGTTGATGCGGTTCGTGCTAACTCAGCTGAAAAACAACAACAGCTTGACCAGGCTAAAGAGTTAGAAGCTAAGCGCCAGTTTAGCCAAGCACCTTGGCAACGTGATGCCTTAGACAACGTAAACGCCATGATAGAAGCACGTGCCTATATAACCCAAGGTACAAACCAATTACTTGCGGTACTAAATAACCTCAGCAATAACCATGAATTAGACAGCAAGGCTATTGACCTTATAGGCCGTAGTTTACTGACTGAAGCAAAACACAATTTTGACATGGTTAATGAAATGGCTAACGAGGCTTTTGGCATTTTAGGCAGCAAATATCACCCCGATTTATTTGCCGATGATTTATTTACCCAGCTGCATTCACATGATGAAAGTGAAGTAATAATTAACGCTGAATAAACGCAAAAAAAACAACTGATTAGTAGGTGAATTATGATTTCTGACATAGCAATAAGTACGTTAACGCTTTGCGGCGAACAGTTACAAAAAGCTGGTAATGGCGAAAAAGGCTCTATTTTATCACGTGTTATGACTGAATTAGGCTGGAGTAAAGACAAGGTTTACCGAAACCTTAAAAAGCTTGGTTTTGATAGTGGTCGTAAAACCCGTAAAGATGCAGGTACCACAAGCCAAGACATAGGCGCGTTATTAACCCTTGCAGCCGTCAGTAAAACCAGTGCTAGAGCTAACGGTAAAACGCTAGTAGAAACCACCGACGCAATCAGCATTTTAAGCCAAAATGGTCATGAGTATTTATCACCTAGTTCAGTTAATCGCTTATTGCGTGAACGCAAGTTAACCGCCAAGCAAACTAAGCAAGACACCACACACGGCCATATTAGAACATTGCATAGTAACCACATGCATGAAGCTGATGCTTCACTTTGTGTGCTTTATTACCCGCCTAATAGCAAAGGTGTTTGTGTGCAAAAACATACTACCTTTGCTGAGCAATATAAAAACAAACCAGAGCAGCTTGAAAAAATCAAAAAACTGCGGGTTTGGCGCTATGTGATGGTTGACCATTACAGCGGTTTAATTTCAGTTAAATATTTTGAAAGTGCGGGTGAAAACCAAAAGATTTTATATACCTTTTTACTGTCTGCTTGGGGCAAAGCAAGTGGCTCTCCTTTTCATGGTTTACCGCAATACCTCTACTGGGATAAAGGCAGCGCCATGACCAGTAAAGCAATTAAACATGCGTTAGGTTGTTTAAAGGTAAATCACATTGCGCATACCACCCACTTAGCACGTGCTACGGGCGCTGTTGAAAAAGCCAATGACATTGTTGAAAAACGTTTTGAAGGTCGTTTGTTTCTTGAGTCGGTTAACAGTGTTGATGAACTAAATGCCATAGCTGTTAAGTGGCAAAACGCTTACAACGCTAATTTAATCCCAAATTATAACGCTAAGCATAAGCGCCATGGCATGGCGAGAAATGACGCTTGGTTAACCATAATGCAAGCAGGCAATATTAAGCATTTACGTGCGTTACCTAACCTTGATTACTGTCGTTATATATTTTCGCATGAGCCTGAAACACGCATTGTTAAACCCGATGGTGAAATTACTTTTGTTCATCCACAAGTTAAAAAATCGCTTACCTACAGCCTTGCTAACTTAGACGGTATTTCGGCAGGCATTACGGTATTAGTTAGCCCACTTGTTGTGAGTGATGAGTGTCGCGTATTAGTGACTATTGAAAATAAATTTGGTGAAAATGTTCTACATGAAGTTGCACCGCTTGAGTTCCTTGAAATGGGCTTTCGTGCTGACGATGCCATATTTGGTGAAGAGTTTAACACCAGAAAAGACAGCCAAATTGATACCAACCAAAAGCAAATGGACAGACTTGCTTATCCTGGCCTTAGCGATGAAGACATTGCTAAAGCGAAGAAGAAAAAGGTAATGCCATTCAATGGCGAAATAGATGCTTTAAGCCATATAGCCAACTTAAATGCACCTGCCGCCATTACCCCCAAAGGTAAAGAATTTACTGTGCCAAACGAGTTTGTACCTGAAACACGTAAACCACTTTCACCACTTGATTTGAAAATAGCCGTAACCAATGCACTGGGCCGTGATTTAGAAGGGTTTGAGTTTGATGTATTGGCAAGCTATGAAGCGGTTTATTCAGAAGATATTGCCGCTATTGTCGCTGAGCTACATAGCGGCTTAGCCAAGCCAACGGCAAAAATTGTTCAGTTTAAATAATACGGGTTTAAGGAAGAATTATGAGCGCACTATTAAAACTTCACACAACTACTGAGTTTTTATCTATCGGCGATGTGATGGCTAAGCATGAAATTATGCAAGCAAGTTTGGTTAGACAATTGGCAGCTGACGGCATGGTATGCAGTAAAGGAACAGTGCGTTTATTAATGCAAGGCGGTTGGCCTAAAAAGTTCAGCCAATTAGCAGTAAAAAAATCAATTTTGCGGTTGTTAAATGGCCGCGCAACTCAGGAGGAAATGAACATTATGTTCGACAAAGCTGCAGAGCAAAACAGCAAGCCGCAAACCTTTAAAGCATCAACCTTGTTGGGTAAATATAATTTTACTCAACGTGATGGCTGCAACGTACTTAAAGAGGCGGGCATAAAACTAAGCCTGCCATCGTTCAATATGTTTTTGAACAATGGCTACACCACTAATGCGTATTCACTCAAAGACATTCAGCAACCGCTTGAAACATGGCTAGCTAAATTTGCCACCAAACAAGAAATAAAAACAATGTGGGACACAACGGGGAAAGCGCATTTAGGAACCGTTAAAAAAAATCTATTAACTAATAATTTTGCTGAAAACTTGGAGCCAGAAATGTTAAGCCAAAAAGCAATGAAGCACTTTCGTGTTTCTCAACATCCTTTTGCTGATGAAATGCGCGGTATGAATGACTTATTCATGAGTCAACACCATCTTCGAGTACGTGAAGCGATGATACAAGCCGCACAAAACGGCAGTATTTTAGCGGTAGCTGCTGAGTGTGGTGCGGGTAAAAGTACGTTACGCGAGTGCTTTAACGAGTACACCAAAATTGAAATGCCTAACTTATTAATTATTGAGCCAGAAGTAACCGACAAAAAGCTACTAACGGCAGCAATGATTTTTGAAGCGATAGCCGACGAACTAGGGATCACTAATTTACCTGTAGGCCATGAAAAACGCTCACGAAAAATTAAACGCGAGCTAATTAAAAGCAGTAAATCAGGTAATAGTCATGTGATTGTTATTGAAGAAGCACACGACTTAAGCAAGTCATTATTGAAGCATTTAAAACGTGTTCATGAGCTGCGTGAAGGCTTTAGAAGTTTGCTGGGTATTATTTTGGTTGGCCAAGGTGAGTTAAATAGCAACTTGAATAATTACGATGTTCGTGAGTTTTCACTGCGCTGTAACGTGATTGATTTACCGCCGCTTGGCCTTTCTATTACTGACTATGTGGCTCATAAGTTTAACCGTAAAGGCGTTGATTACAGCAAGGTAATTAACCAGGGCGGTATTGATGCCATTAAAGAGCGTTTGCAAGGCGTTACGGGCTTTGGCTTGAAACGTGGCCAAGAATCTAAAGACATGAGCTATCCGCTAAATGTTAACACCATGCTAGTTAAGGCAATGAACCTCGCCGCGAGTTTGGGCGAGCCGTTGATCACTAGAGAAATTATTGAGCGAATTAAATAAGAGGACACTGAAATGACACAAGTAATAGAAGAAAAACCAAAGTTTTTAATGAATAGCCGAGGCTTTCAAACACCAATTGAAGACATTAAGCCGCAAGACTTGCTAAAGCATGATTTGGTAATGCAGCTAACAGCGCAAGCTAAAGAGCAAAGTAAAGCACATGAAGACTTTAAGAAAAGGGTATTCAGTGAAGTTAACGACCTTATTGCTTTAGTCGCTGATGAATACGATGTGAGCATTGGCGGGGCAAAAGGCAATGTTTCATTAACAAGTTTTGACCAAAAGAAGAAAATTCAAGTTGGTATTGCTGACCAAATTTCTTTTGGATCAGAAATTGATATTGCTAAACAACTTATCACTGAAGTTATTGAAGACGAACTAGCAGATACCAGTAGCTTTATTGCTCAGTTGATGCGTGATGCTTTCGAGTCAGACAAGCAGGGCCTATATAACAAAAACCGTATCTTAGCTCTGCGGAAATACCGTGATGCAAACAAGTCTGACAAATGGGTCAATGCAATGAAAGCCTTAGATGAAGCCATTATTTGTAGTAATTCTAAAACGTACATTACTTTTCAAGAACGCAATATTCAAGGGGCTTGGGTGCAAATACCATTGGTAAGTAAGAGCTTATAACGCACAACTGCGTGGTCGTTCGCCATGCTGAGTTATTAGCTGTTGCTTATATTACAACGTTGTTGCGTAACTCAGTGAATAAACGTCTAGCCGGGCTCATAACCCTCCAGTTGGTAACTACGCCAACGGTGACAAAGTAGGACCCCTCAAGCCGCTTAATTGCGGTTTTTGGGTGAACCCAATTCGGCGGTACTAACCGCTTAATAACTAAAAAAGGTAGTAATAACCATGAATAAATCTCAATTAATCGAACAAATTGCTAGTGTTGCTGAGCTTTCTAAAGCGCAAGCTGAACGTGCATTAAATGCTTTTCTTGGCAGCGTTACCGAAGAGTTAGCCGATGGAGAACAAGTGGCTTTGGTGGGTTTTGGTACCTTTTCAGTGAGTGATCGCGCAGCAAGAACGGGTCGAAACCCTCAAACAGGTGCAGCCATTGAAATTGCCGCCGCTAAGGTACCTAAATTTAAACCAGGAAAAGCACTAAAAGACGTATGTAACTAATTTAAATATTTGATGGTAGCCTTTAGCAATAAGGGCTACCAGGAGAGAAATAGTGACTAACAAATTAATCCAAAAAATTAAAATAGCAGAAAAACAGTTTCATGATGACGATGACGACATGAAACGTTTAGTTAAGCGTGAAATAACAGGCGAGGATTCATTAATTGATATGACGTTAGCTCAGAAACAAGACGTTCTTGATCACTATAAAAGCCTGGGCTTTGTTGTTCAAACCAAAGCCAAGAAAAAGCTAACCGGGCAAGCCGCCAAATTATTCAGTATTTGGCAGCAAATGGCTGATTCAAAATTCATTCGAGATCGCCGTTATGCCTCATTAGAAAAATGGGCTGTTGAAAACTGTAAAGGTGATAACCACGGCACACCTATTAATAAGCTTGAATGGTTCACACCAACCATGCTGCACAACGCAGTAGAGCAATTGAAAGGCTGGCAAAAACGTGAACAAGACAAAGCTGACGCCAATAAAAATGTAGTGAGTGCATAAATCATGGATAAGCAAGAGCGCAATGGCCAGTTTCTTTTTGACTTACTTCAGTTAAATATTGAGTTGTTAAAATCCGCTGGCTTTGAAGAGAAAAAAGCCTTTGATATGGCCTTAGAAACCTGTCAAACATTGACTGGCCGCTACGCTGGCTTGCAATTTTATTTCCCTAAAGGAAAAAAATTATTATCCATTATTAACCAGTCAAAAGTATTTCACGAGTGTAACGGCAGAAATGTAGATGATCTCGCCATTAAATATGGCTATTCAGCCGTTCACATTTATCGAATGCTAAGTAATGAATATAAACAGCGCCAAGGCGATATGTTTGACGAAAACCAACCAAGTTTATTAGATAGAGACTAACGAATGGCAATAAATAAAACATGAAAACCTCACACAAGAACAATTAAATACTTCCTACTTAAAAAACTCAGAAACAAATCAAACCAGGAGAAGAAATGATATGCATTTAACTACTTGCCCTGTATGTCATAGCAATATTGATTTATTGTCACTTGTTGAAGACAAAGCAAGCAGCGAGCTATTAAGTGAAGTTGCCAAGCTTGACTCTTGGCTTGCGCCAAGTGTTCTATTATATGTTGGACTCTTTAAACCAGCTAAAAGTAAGCTGAATAACTCACGCGCTTTAAAGCTACTAAAATAAACGTTAGCCCTTACCAGCAATAACCGTCTTCTATTAAAAGCGTGTGAAGCAACAGTGATTAACATTAGAGAAGCCCGCAAAACTCAAAAAGCAAAACCATTTAAGGATCATGCTTATCTTGAAAGGGTAATTGATAGCATGAGCGAATCATTTGCTGCAGTTAACACTAGCAGCAACAAACTAGGCAAAGCAGTAATTAAAAAGCAGGGCCACGTAACAACACCTGAAGAAGATCAAGCAGCCCATGAAGCAATGCTAGTTCAGTATGGTTATAGCAAATAAAAAAAGGCTCATTAAGAGCCTTTTTTATATTGGTAATAGCCGTTATTGCCACAAAGCGGTCCTAATTTTGACATATATTAATCTCAATAAATGGTCCGCTTAGCCACCAAAACGGTCATTCACCTAATTTCATAGATATGATTTAAACATTAGCCGTTGTTCGTTTAGCAATATTTTACTCATTCTTACGCTGTTTTAGACCGGTGTTAACACGGAGACATTAAACATCGATATTAAATAAATTCCTTTTGTTTTTATGTCTTAGGATGCTTTACTTATCAAGTAAGTTTTCCTCTATCGCTTACTGTCAGTATAAAACATCTATAAATAAAACAGTTGCTTGCTTAGATATCTTAAAGCAGACTATGTAATCAACATTGTATATCAATGACATTGAGGTCATTGATAAATTAGAGCAATATATTCATGATCAAATCAATAGATTTTAAATTAGTTGGAAGCTCGAACAGACGAGTTCAAATTGAACTTGAGAGTAAAAACCTCATCATTACAGGTGGTAATGGTTGCGGTAAAACCCGCTTTCTTGGACAGCTAAAAGCTCACTTAGAGCAATTATTTTCTCGACAACTCCGAGCCAAAGATATTATAGAAAAAGACTTAGAGAAGAATAGGCACACTTTAACTCAAATTAAACCTTCGGATCGTAATTTTGTTCACTATCAAAATCAAATAACAAATCTAGAGGGGGAATTAGAAAGGCTTACTAATGAAAATATTACATTAGATAACCTTGAAGATATATTTACTAAATTAAATTCAAATCAATTTATCCTTCGAGAATTCAAAGCTAATAGACTAGCAAATAATATAGCGAGTAATGGCCAGATTGAAAGTATGACCACTGTTAAGAGCCAGGGGCAGTCAAGTAATTTTCAGGCAGATTCCAGCGATAAGTTCGAAAAATACCTAGTAAGCTACTACAACTATGGTAGCCATGTTATGGCTAGAGAAAATAATCCTAGCGAAGCTAAAAAAGTGGATGACTGGTTTGATAAGGTGCAAAGCGATCTCTGTAATTTGTTTGAAGATCCGGATTTGTTACTGAAGTATTCCCCAAATATACAGGCATTTAATATTCTTCAGAATGGAAAAGATCCATACCGTTTCAATCAATTGTCATCAGGCTATAGCTCAATACTTTGCATCTATGCTGATCTACTAATGAAAGTTGAATTACGTGAAATTTCTGCTGATGAATTAACTGGAATTGTTTTTATTGATGAAATAGATGCGCATCTCCATGTTTCATTGCAGCGTAAAATATTCTCATTTTTTGATAGAGCATTTCCTAAAATTCAATTCATTGTGACTACGCATTCGCCATTTGTGATTCAGTCTGTAAATGATTCAATTATCTATGACCTTAGTAAGTTAGAGCAACTTGAAGATCTTTCGATGTACTCGTATGAATCAATTTTGAAAGGACTACTTGGAGTTAGTAACACATCAAATATTCTAAATGAACGACTAGATAGAATGGCAAAATTGATCCATGAAGTACCGATTAATGCTGTAAAGCTGAAAGAACTGCTTGATGAAATAGCACCACATGAAAACCAATTAGATTCACGTTCACGTGCTTTTGTATTACTAGGAAAGAATGCTCTTCTAGATTCTACTGACGGTGAGGAGTAAGTGAATGTTTAATGTTACTCGTTCATACCCAGCTCCCGCTTGTTTAGCTAAGAAAAAGTACAACGAAAATGAAGTATTAAAGGCACTGAAACCTATGTTTCATGAAAAGTGCTATCTGTGCGAACGTGATGAAATTCATGATGTTGAAGTTGAGCACTTTGTTCCCCATAAAGGTGTCGAAGCCTTAAAATTTGATTGGGATAACCTTTACTATTCTTGTTCTCGCTGCAATAGCATTAAGAGTAGTACGCACATCAACTTGTTAGATTGTACTGATAAAACAATTAAAGTTGGTACCTTAATTAGTTGTAAGATGCCATCAGCACCTTCTGATGATGTACAAGTGAAAGCAACTACAGCTAAACCTACTGCTGAAATAAAAAATACAGTGAACCTACTAACTTTTTGCTACAACCTCGATAATACCGCTTTAAGAGGAATAAGTAGAGAAAGCTTAATGGAGCAAATGTGGGACCATTACACTGAATTACTGTTGAATAGGTCAATCTTACGAAAGAAAAAGTCTCCTGCTGATCATAAAAAGGATGCTGAGCAGACCATACAGGCAATGTTAGATGTGACTCATCCGTTTGCAATTTTTTGGCGTTGGTATTATCTCAGTGACAATTTTCTAACACAAAAATATCCTCACCTCAGAGTTGGATTTTAAGTTTCAAATAGCAACTAAAGGATTTATGGAATAGAGGAACTAATAGAACTCAAGGCTTGAAGCGGACATTAGCTAGAACTACCTGCTAATGTCCGTAATGCGCACAAAGCGCCAGTAAGAACCTAGCTCAAGATAAATACATAAGATGTACTTATTGACACATTAATCGTTTGGATCAGAAGGATAAATACATCGAAGTAAATTATATTCAGTGGATTGGTTCCAAGAAGTAAGTAGCTTATTAAACTCTTCTAGCTCAATTGGTGTAAGGCAATCATTAATGGCTTTTTCTGACAGCGCATTTAAACGCTCGAACTGTTCCTTGTTCATACTAATTTTCCTTAATAGTCTCTCATAAAAATATAGTACGTTTATAAGTTTATACAACTTATAAACAAGACAATCTAAAAGAACAAAAAAAAACTTTTAAAAAAGGCACTCTGCTGCAACGCTTTATTGTCAAAGCACACAGAGGAACATAGAAAAAATTTACCCCCGTATTACTAAACGGGGGTCATATTTCAGACATAAAAAAACTGCTCTTTGGCAGCTTTTGATATTGGGTTAACCGTCACTAATGCCACATTCGAGACATTAGCGATTTCAGCTAATAGAGCAGATTGGATTAGATTTTTTTTGGCAGAGCATTTGCCATAAGCTCTAATATACGCTCTATTTCATTAGTCATATGAACCAATGTATCTATAACTGGCTGATAATACCCTACGTCTGTAAATGAGAAATTTAAACCTACAGGTACATTTAGTATTTTATGATATAAATTATTTGTAGGTACGACAATAACCCCTAACGTTTTTACATCAAAGAACTTACCATTCCATACTACATCCCTGCGGCATTGTCCGAAACTACAATTGCTAATGCCCCCAGGGAAGTCTGGTATTTGAGAACAAAGTTGTTCACTTGATATCATAGTAAAGTTGCCTGTAGGTATTGGAAGTTTGTGTTTATCAATAATATTTATCTCATGAATAAGGTTAAGAAGCACATTACCACCATCTCCAGCAAATGGTTTCACACTTTGAATGGCTACAAAAAAATCCTCATTAACCCTATGACCTAATCGACTTTTAATGGTTGATTCAAGTTTTATTTCTGATTTTGAAAAAGGAAACTGGAGTGCTCCATAAGAAGATTCTGGTATGTATAATGACACAGACTCAAAATATGCTTGATCTAATGCAGACCTAAGGTTATGAAATACATCGCCACAACGGACTACTACCTTATCAAGTGCGTTTAAATTTTTTTTGGCAAATGTTGCTCGTTGTCCTGAATTAGTATCGGTTTCTAGGCAATAAGTGTAAGGAGGTGAATCTATAATAAGATCACCAATCTCTAACGTTAACTCCCTTGCTCTTTCAATCTTTGATTTTGCAACTCTAAACATCTAGTGAACTCCTTTGAAAAAAAACAGTTTATTGTAAGGCAAAAACCCTTGTTTAAACATTGGCTTTTGCGTTTTTTCATAAGAATAGATTAAATATAATCTAGATAAGAACTAAAAATTCAACTTATTAAAATATTGATTAGTTTAATTAAAACATGAAAGAGAGGGTTTTTCGTTATTTCATGTTATTACCACTTAAACATTAGAAAAAGTATGGAAGATAACTTTTAGTTAATGTCTCCTTTGCGCACTAAGTTGCCAGTTTAAACTCAAACTAATCCACTTTATATTTCTGTAAACACAATTTTCCATATTTGAAACGTTGTTTCTAAAACTCGTCCCATATAGTCCCGTACCTTCCCGCTTAATCCCGCACTTTTCGCAATTTTATGTTAATCTTTTCTTACTTCCCTTCAACTGATAACCGTTAGCAATCAAAAAATAATAACCCCAGCCCCGTAAAAACTGATTAAGTTTATGAATTTGCGTTTTCATTGCAATTCCCCAATTGCGGTTGGTCAGTTTTCTCACTTTCGCTTT